GTGTTCAAGGCGTTTCGGCAAAACAGAAATGATTTATGCAGTTGAAGAAAACCTTATCTTGCCTGCAGTCAACAAAGGGTGGTGCATTGGCATCTTCACACCTGTAAAGAAAGACTTTTTAAGGCAGTGGGGCAATATTGAAAAGATATACAAGCCCTTAATTAAAAAGATAGACAACACACAAAAGATACTGTATTTTCATGGTGGGGGTGAATTATGGCTCTTCTCTTTAGCTAATGACAAAGAAAAAGACAATGGGCGGGGTTGGGCCTTCAATCGTGTTGTTTACGAGGAAACCCAAAAAATACCTAATGCCGTTCTCGATCATCATTGGAAAGAAGCAATAAGACCATCTTTATCTGATCGAAAAGGTGATGCATGGTTTATTGGAACAGCCAACGGCACCAACAACCATTGGTTTGATTTCGCCAAACGTGGGGCAAGAAATGGTGATTGCGCAACAAATTCTGATGGCAAAATTGATTTGGAAATGTACCCTGAAGGGAATTATATTGATTGGATTACATTCAGAATGACAACTTCAACAAATCCCAACATTCCTAAAGATGAAATTGATGCTGCCCTTGAAGATATGGATTTTCAATCATGGAAACAGGAATATTTTAGCCATTTTATTGATTATACGGGGCAGGCGTGGGCATATAGCCTTGAAGATACCGAAACAAGACAGAAAGTAATTAGGAAATTAAGCCCAATTGATTGGCATCAGCCTTTGTTTATTCTCTTCGACTTCAATAAGGTGCCAATGACTGCTTGCATTATGCAGCAAGATTTTATTGAAAGAAAAAAACAGTTGATGTTTGGCTTCAAATATGCCCCCAAGTTCAAAAAAAGCTTCAAATTAGGCCATAAAAAGAAAGGAAGGCAGGAAGAACAGCAAAAAACAATTTTTGATACTTGTGATGCAATTAAACAATTCATCTATCAAGAAACAGGGCACAAGGTTGGCAAATGGACTTATTCAGAAAACGGGCAGGAAATTATAAAGCGTTACCCCAACCCCTTCAAGGTTCATGTAAGTGGTGATTCCTCCGGTAATGTTACAAGTGGAATGGTTAGAACACCCCAAACATTTTACACTGAAATACAAGATGAACTTGGCCTTGCAGCAACAGCAATATTTGTACCTTCTTCAAACCCATACTTGGCAGATAGTTGGGCAGATGTTAACCTTCTTTTGCAAAGGTGCCCTGAATTTGGTATTGATCAAGATGGTTGCAAAGAACTGATTGCTGATTTATCTGCAGCAAAAGATGATGGCAAGCATGGTATTAAAAAAGCGTCTGGTGAGCAAGAAAGCCACCTTGTGGATTGTTTCAGATACGCAATAAATTCATTTTGCAAAGACATAAGAATATGACAAAGAAAGGGAAGTTTTGCACAACTATTGTTAAGAATTTGCGGTCTTGGTCCGGCTGTTTTGATATGGCTAAATGGGGGCTTTTGTCTTTCATGGAAAAAGATACAAAGTTTTCAATGCAGTTCAATACAATCAATTGTGGTGATATAGGCACCCACACCTTCAGCATTGAAGAAATAAAGGGCATTGTATATGTTGGCATTGATGAAGAGAAACAGCCCATTACATTCAAAGCCAAGCAAGAAACAAATTATTGGGCAGTCGAAAATGCTGTTAGAATTTTACTAAATAGATTATATAAAAAAAGCCCTGCATGATGCAAGGCTTTTTTTTTCATACCAAACGTTTATTTAATATATTTAAAATTTGGACTACTTGTTCATCTCTTGAATCTAGGATGTACTTTAACTCTTTTAGTTGCTTTTCTAAAAAATTCACGTCAGCAACTAACATCATTACTTTATTCTCTAATATATCGACTTCAGTACTATTGTATTTCAATTCTACATATTCATTATTAATTTTCCCATAAAGTTTCCCTTGGTATTTCATTTGGTTTTGTTTTAAATAATCAATGTACTGTTGCTTTAGTTTAGCTTTCTGGCCAAACCTTCTAGCACGTATTTCAATTTTATGCTTTTTCATGCTCTATTTTCATTTTAATGGGTTCGGATAAATAATCAAAGATTTTGTGTAAATATTATGTGGCTGTAATAGATGCTTCATTAAGGTTTTCTTTTAATTTATGGTATTCTTTCAACTACAAGTGTAACCCCTTCAAGAATGTTAGAATCATCAAGATTATATTCTATATTTGTTATGATGTAATTGCCTTCTTTTCTTTTATCTTGAATTGTAATGATTTCACCAATTGCAGGATTATATTTACCGAAATCAATTAAAAGTGTTGTAAAATATCCATCTTTGCGCTTCCAGTCAATGCAAGAAATATAAATTTCATTCATTGGGTATTGTACATTTTGATAAGTGATAAATCAAGAACCCCAACAGCCACAAGAAACAAAACTTGGAAGCCTGCAGGCCATTGTGATAATTCAAAGCTTTCAGCCATAACCCCCACAAGAAAGAATGCAAGGGCGGTTGCAAATAGGCTGATGAATAAAAATTTCAGTGTTTTCATTAGTGGTTTGGTTTTATATAGGTCTATTTATAACAACATAACCTTCTAACGATTTATTATGTTGCACAAAAACGTGTTGGCCTTTTGAATAAACTTTTTGGCCTTTTTTAATGTTTGGGTAGCCGTCATTGACGGCAAAAACATCTTCAAGTATTTCAACCCTGCAACCATAGGTTGCCCCTTCGCCAATATATTTGAATTGGCTTGTTATAATTCTGTTTGTTGCTGTTTTTGTTAAATTGCAGGTTCTAAATTCAACAGTTGCTTGATTTTTCATTTGGTTTTGGTTTGGTTTGATGGTTATAGGATGCCGCTTGGCGGTTGGTTTATAATAATACAAATGATCCGTTCTCAATGAACCACTCAGTGAACCCTGTACCGCCATTACAGTAATGTGTTACAGTACCATCATCACTTAAAATGATGGTGTTCCCGTTTTCGGGGCTGCCGTTAGTTAACTGTAAGCGGCTTTTATCAAATTGGTAGCCCTCTTCTTTGGCATACGACTTGATTAACTTTAAAATATTTTTATTTATCATAATATTATTGGTTTTAAGTTTGAAAAATAGGCCGCGTGGCAGTTGGTGTGGTTTATCTATTATCTATCTCTGCTTCTAATTCGACTATTTGAGTAGACAGTCTATCTATAGCGTCAAAACATGATTTTTCATGTAAATCGTAACCCTCTAATAAAGTTTCTTCGAGTTCTTTATGTTTGTCCTTTACAGCCGCTTTAGCTCTTTTTAGATACCTATCTAGCTTTTCTTTTGTAAATGTATCTAGGTTATTATAGTATGCCATAATAGTAAGTATTTAATAAGTTGTCGCTTATTGCGCTGATACAAATATAAATCATTTTACGCAAATTACAAAATATGGTTTGGATTATTTGCAAAGTATTTATTTAGCACTTATAAAATAAACTTTGTATCTTTATAAAAATCAATACACTATGCTAAAAAAGTTTTTTAAAAAAATATTTCCAAATTCTGAAGAAAGCCTTGAAAGGTTGGCAAATAAGAACTATAAACGCTATAAAAAGTGGCTTAATAACCATGCACCAACATACGCTTCAGGCAAAATTGACCTAAGAAGGGTTAGAACCTCAAAAGCGGGTTCAAATTACTATGTGCCTAAAGACCTGCTGCAGCTAACAGTGGAACGAAAAGAAAAGATTTCTGAATACCAAAGTGCATTGGGCTTTGGGATGACTAAAGAAAATCTTATTACACTGCTTGAAGCCTGCATTGATCAGAATAAAAAACAAGCTTATGCATATAACAGCAAGAACGAACAATTGCACCAAAGGCTTAATGCTAAGTTGCAAACTGACTTGGCTGATGCTGTTATAAGGTTGAACACAATAAACACTTCTGATATAATGCTTCGTATTAGTTTGCTGTTTTTCTTTATTGATGGTGAGGACCCTTATACAATAAACAGTGAAACACAAAAAAAGAAATACCAAGAAGCACAAGATGATGATGGGCTTAGGGCTTTTTTTTTGCAAACTATCCAAGCCTTGTTGAAAGAATCAGCAAAGAAAGAAACAAAAGGTTCCCCAAGCTAAAAAGCAGGCTAAAAGAACAAAAAGCAAAATATTGGGGTTTACATTTAAAGGGGATGCAGAAACAAAGAGAAAGCAATGATTATATAATTGCAAGGGGCAATGCCCAATTGATGAAAGAATTGAAGTATTGGCGGCAAATCGAATATTATACATTGCTAGAACAAATCAAGGCTGAAGCAGAACGAAACAAAAAGAAATAAACAATGGCATCAAGGATTCAGATAGGCAAAACGGTAACCGTAAAGGGGAAAAAATATAAAATTGCACGCTCACAAGCTAAGGGTAAAAAGTATGTTGCAAGACCTGTAAACGGTGAAGGGGGTGTTATAAACTTTGGTGCACAAGGCTATAATGCTAAACCCGGTACAAAGAAAGGTGATAATTATTGCGCACGTTCTTCAGGCATTAAGAGTTCAAAGAAGGGGGCAGGGGCAAACGACTTTGCAAGAATGTTGTGGAATTGTAACGGCAAAAAATCAATGAAGAAATAAACAATGGCTGAAATAATACAAGATATTTATCAGCTGTCCTTTGATGGTGGGCAGTTTGAAAAAGAACTTGCAAGCGCAATTTCAGCAGTGCAGAAATACGAAGCAACACTTAATGATGCAACGGCAAGCACTGAAGAATTAGCGGAAGCACAAGAAGGGCTTGTTGGGGCTAATAAAGACCTTGATAAGGTACTTGGGCAGCAAGTAAAAACAGTTGATCAACTTGATTCAAAGCAAGCTGCACTGACAAAGCAGCAGGATAATTTAAACCAATCATCAACAACTTACCAGAAAGTTGCCAAGGAGAATGTAAAAACCCAAGGCCAACAAGCAAAGGCAGTTGCAACCACCACCAAGAACAACAAGGGGTTTGGCAAAAGCTTATTATCAAATGTAAGGAACTTAAACAGGGTAAGAAGTGCAGCCCGTTTATTAAATGGGGCTTTCAGAGTTTTGGCAGGGGTTTCAATATTTGGTATAGTTTCCCAAGTGTTGCCAGCTGTCATTTCACTTTTCCAAAGGACAAAGAAAGAAACAAGGGGTTTATCTGATGAAACAAAAAATCTGAATGCAGTGACAGAAAGCATTGGGGAATTGTACAAAGAAGAAACCCAAGATTTGAACAACCTTTTTGGCGCACTAAACAACACCAACCTATCAAGCCAAGAAAGAAGTGCTGTAATATCAGAAATTCAAAATCAATATGGTGAATATATAGGCAACATCAATTTGGAAACTGCAAGCCAAGATGAACTCAGACAAGCTTATGATGCTGCAAGTGCTGCAATACTTTCACAAGTAGTTGCCAAGGCTAAAGCAGCAAGGGCAAGGGAACTTATAAATAAAATTATTGACCGTGAAATTCAGCTTCAAAAAGAATTGCGCAATCTTGAAGATGGTGCAGCCGCAATTTTAGAAGATAATGCAGAAGCAATTGGGCGTGTTGATAAAGCTGTACAAGACGCAAACCCTGTTTTTCAAAATCAAATAAAAACGTTTGAAGAACAGCAAAAAGCATATAAAGACTTAACAAAAGCCTTTGCAGAATCAGATGTTGACAATGCCAAAAGAGATATTGAAGAACTTGATGAAGTTTTTGAACAAGTAGAAAAGCGACTTCAAGAAGAACTGATTGGCCTGTTAGACCCTGCAACATTGTATGGCGATTTTAGCCCAAAAACACAACAGGCTGCCAAAAGCGTGCAAGTTTTAGAGGGTAGTCTATCAGCCTTACAAAAAGAACTTGCAGCACTAGAAAAGCAACAAAAGGAACAAACAAAAGCAACTGATGCTGCAACCCTTATTTCAATACAAGAACAGATTGATTCACAAAAGGAAAGGATAAAAACGGCCAAACAGTTACTTGCAGATATTCGTGGAATTGCTGATGCTGAAGCCAATATTGAACGGCTAAAAACAGAAGCCATTGAAACCGAAACTGATAAAAGAATTAGGTTAATAAAAGAAAGGGCGCAAAAAGAAATTGATGCTTTGGTTGGTAGTGAAAGTCAAAAGCTAGAACAAGAAAAGCTCATTGTTGAAGCGACAAGAAAAGAAATAAATGCAATCACTGAAAAGGCATTTCAAGATGCTGTTGCAAAGGCTGATGCTGAAGCGCAAAGATTTAGACAAATACAGCAAGATGCAGCCAGCAAAGAAGAAGCAACCCTTGTTGCTAATCAGCAAAGATTGTTAGCCATTCGATTGCAAGAACTAGAAAAGCAAAGACAAGAAGAAACAAGTGCTGCTGAATTAACTAATGAACAAATAATTGAAATCAACAAAGGTTTTGATGCTCAAAGAATAGAAGCAGAAAAAGAAACCCAACGTGAAATTCTACAAATACAAATTCAAGCACAACAAAAAAGAGTTGCAGCATTAAGCAAGGCGGGCAAAGATACAATTGAAGCTGAAGAAGAACTTGAAAAACTAAAGCTGCAGTTGATTGAACTTGATAAAACTGATGTTGAAGTTGAAATAAAAACTGATACTGATGATGCGAAAAAATCATTGAAAGAATTAGTTAATGAAATAACTGATATTGTTGCTGAAGTTTCTGATGCTGTTTTTAATTTGGTGGGCCAACAGGCTGCATTTTTAACACAAAGACTTGATGAAGCTGTTCAAAGGTCACAATCTGCACTCGATAACATTAGGCAAAATTCAGAAGACTTTAATGCAGACCAACTTGAAATTGAAAAGAAACGTTTGGCAGATTTGGAAGAAGAACGGGCAAGGGCTGCAAGGCGTGAACAAGTTATTGCACAAATACAGGTTGCAACACAATCTGCAATTGCCATTGCTAGGGCTGCAGCGGAAGGTGGTATTGCTGCACCATTTACCATTGCAGCAACTATTGCATCATTGATTGCAGGTTTTGCAGCAGCAAGAAATGCTTCTTCAGGTGCATTTTACCATGGTACTGAATACCTTGAAAGGGGTGGGGCACCCGTTGGCCGCGATACAATACACATTAGGGCACATGAAGGTGAAAGGATTGTACCAACAGCCAACAACATGAAATATTGGGATGCATACAGTGCAATGCAAAATGAAAAGATTCCTGCACCCGTTGCAAATATGTTTGCCCAAGGTTATTTGAAAGGAGGGCTGCAAGGTGCTGTTGGTAGTTTGCAAGGCGCAAAAACAATTGATGTTGGCCGTGAAATATCTTTATCTGAAAAAGTAGGCTTAACAAATTACTTTGTGCAGCAGGCAACAGACTTTTCAAACCTTGAAAAAAGGCTTGAAGGTGTTGAACAAGCAATAAGAACATTACCCCAAAAAATGCCTGTTGCAAGCTTCAGAGCAGATAAAAAAGGGTTTAGTACTTTTATTAAGAATTATCAAAGTAAAATGCAAGCTAGAAAGGATAGGGCAAAATAAAAAAAATGTGGACTGACCGAAACAGCCCACATTGTGCCCCAATAGAAACAAAATATTCTATCATTGCAATAATAGCTAATTTTTAAAAAAAAATCAACTTATGCCTTATAAAATTAACGAAAAAACAAAAAAGAAAAAGAAAACTATCAAGTTGCCTAAAAGAGGTCAGAGAGCAAAGAAGAATAAAGCAAACAAAAGATGATTAATTTCTTAAAAAATCATTGGTTTAAAATGGCAGTTGCATTTGCCATATTAGTATTTATATTGATGTTATCAAGGCCAAATGACAATGTTAAAAGGGCTGAATTGATTCAGCTTGAATTGCAGATAAGAAAAGAAGCATTTGATGGTATTCAAATTGTAATTGATTCCTTAAATACAAGCATTGGCAAAACAGAAGAAAAAATCGTATCTTTACAAAAGGGCCTAAACGCAACAAAAGGCAATTTGCAATATATACAAACTGAAATAATTTATCAATTAGCACAATACAAGGCACTTAAAAATGAAGTTGAAAAAATTAACTATTCTGATTCTTCTGTTGCTGCCATTTTGCAACGTATTAGGGCAGAAGATTGAAGCCTTAAATGATTCGACATTTGTTTGCAATCGCGCATTTGTAGAAATGGTTGCAGAAAGATTTGATAGCCTTGAACGTGTTAAAGCACTGCAAGCTGCTTGTGAAATAACACTTAATTCTGCACTATCTTTTAAAGATAGTTGCAATTCAGCCATTTTGCAATGTGAAGTCCTGCATGATCAGTTGGCAATGAAATCTGAAAAGCAAAGCTTGATAATAAAAGCCAATGAAGAACAGCTTGCGATTTTAAGCCGTTCAAATGACTTTTTAAGCACTCAAATAAAAAAGCAAAGGAGAAAGGGCAACAAGCAAAAGTTCTTTGCTGTTGGTGGTGGTGTTGCAGGCGGTTTTATTATTGGTGCATTAACTGTATTACTATCAAGATGAATGTTATACTAGAAGTAAACGGGCAAATATTAAGCCCTGATGATATTGTTGGTGCTGATTCTTCAACCTTAGTTTTTAGGAAAAAAGACCAAGGCGGGGGTGCTGCTGCATCTTATTCACCCAATTTAACCTTGGTGGGGGATGCTTACCAACTAATAAGAGGCTTGATAATTGAGCAAATAACACCTTCACTTGTTGATATTTCAGCAAATGTTTATGATGCTTGTTGTGAAGATGAAGATGGCAACCCGCTTTTGTTGATTGAGGGTAAAATACCCGGTTCAGAAGTCACTTGGTGTGAAATTGGTGATGATTGCGGGGCGTGCGAAATAACAATTGTGGATGATAGCCAAGATGCAATTGCCATTTCTTGCCTTAAAAATACCTTAATTTGGGATAGAAAGCCAAAGTTTGATGGTAGTGGTGTTTCTGATGGTGAAGATACTTTTAGAACAGCCCCTTTTTTAGGTTATTGTGTTGACATTCGACCGAATTTTCTGCAAGAAATCATTTTAATATTGGGCATCATCCTTAAAATTGCACTGTTGCCTGCATTGCTTGTTGTTGCTACTGTTGTAACTGTTATCAATGCAATATTGTTTTTCATTAATTTATTGGGTGCTAATATCCCATTGATTGGTGGTGATGTTAATTTTTATGATGATGCTGTTGGTTTCATCCAAATATATAATGATTTGGTAATACCTTGCGGATATAAACATAAAGCCCCCTTCATTCACTCTTATTTAACAAATGTTTGCAATGTTTGCGGGTTGGGCTTGCAGTCAACCTTGTTTGATGTTGGTGGGGTTTATCATAATACAATGCGCCTTGATGCGCAATTTGTACCCGGTGCAAGGAATGATTCAAAAGTTCTAGACTCTTACGAAAAGAACAAACCTAATTTGAATGGGGTGCAATTTTTGGATGAATTAGAAGCTTTTAATATTGATTGGAGAGTTGCAAACGGT